ATTTTTACATTCATTATCAATTAATCAATATTTTATAAAGTATATTATATTATTTTTATATTTATCATTATTAATCAAAAATATTAAAAAAATTGAAATAATGAATGAATATTATTTATATGGATATGAATAATATTTATTATCAATGATAGCAGAACGTTATATTTATCATCAGAAAATACGTGGATTGTTTTATAAATATTTGGATGAAACAATTTCAGAAACTGAAATGAAAGAACTTCAAACGACAATTTACAATGACAATAATGTGCAATGGGCACCACAAGGAACAAATATTATCAAATCAACTACGAATTGTCCTAATTTATGTAGGTATTGTTATGTGCAAGCATGGAAGTTACGAAAAGATAAATTGAAGATTCCTGATATTGAAGATGTACGATCGTTATTTGTTATTGATGAAGATAGAGTTAATCAAACATGGACAAAAAGGAGACAACCAAAATTGTATATATTTCCAAGTACACATGATATATTTCCTGAAAATGTTGATGATTATATAATTGTTGCAAAGAAAATTATGGATTCTGGAAGTGAAATACTTTTAGTGTCAAAACCACGTATTGAATGTATAAAGAAAATTTGTGATTGTTTGATTGATTATAAAAATAAGATTATGTTAATTTTCACGATAACTTCAAATGATAATGAAATTTTGAAGGAATGGGAACCGTTGGCACCAATATATGAAGAACGTATTGAATGTGTAAAATATGCATATGAAAAAGGATATAATACATCTGTAAGTATGGAACCATTTTTATCTGATCCAATTCCTGTTATCAATGATGTGCAAGAATATGTAACACATTGTATATGGATTGGTTCAATTAATCATTGTAAGGAATTGGAATTTACAGATGATATGATGAAAAAAGTGGATGAATTGTCAAACAAAAAATATATTGTAAAATTAGTGAATATGTTAAAAAACAACAAAAAAGTTTATTGGAAGTATAAAATTATGCGTATTATTGGATTGAAAGGTAAAAAAAGTTGAAAAAAATAGAACATGTAATAATACAAAAACAATTATTGAGTTATTTCAAAATGTGTACAATTACAGATGATAAAATACAAGTATTTGATTATATATTTTTTATAATTTACAGTGGACTTTTTTTTTTTTCATATAAAAAAAACAATGTAGGTGTAAAAATAATAAGTAGAATAATATTAGTATGGTTACCATTTTACATTGGTATAAAATTTTGTGAAATAAAAATGGTTTCATTAATACTTTATATATTAAGTTTAATGTGTGTGTGTTGTTTATCATTTTTTGACTAATATCAAAAAAACTATTTTAATATTTTTATCTAAAATATTAAAATAGTTTATACTGTTGTTTTTTGGTATTGGTATGATTACTATTATTTTTTTTTCTTGATTTCAATTCATATAAATAAATTAGTGTTTAAAAAAATTGAAACATGAAACATATTGTTATTTTATATATTGTTATATGTTAATTGTGTTGATGGTGTAAGGATGAAGGAAGTTGTTAAACGATATAAGAATGGAGATATAATGGAAATATATACCATAACAAATGAGCGTAAAAAAGAAGGATTGTTTATATCATATTATAAAAATGGCAATGTTTATATAAAATGTAATTATAGTGATGGTGTATTACATGGAAAATATACTGAGTATAGTGAAAATGGAAGAATTTATATACAAGGTGTTTATTATTATGGTGTGGTACATGGAGAATATATTGAATATTATGAAAATGGAAATATACGTTACAAATTTACATATATGTATGGAGAACGTCATGGATTACATATAAAATATTATGAAGATGGAAAAATAAGAGAGCAAGTTACATTTTTTCATGACAAAATGGAGGGAAAATTTTTAAATTATTATAAAAATGGCAAATTTCACGAAAAATATTACTATCATGAAAATATGAAAAATGGTAAATATATGTCATTTTATGAAAGTGGAAAAATTGAGACAAAATATTGTTATTATGTTAATGATAAAATGGAAGGAGGATTTATGACATGTCATCAAAATGGAATGGTATGTATTAAATGTATATACAAATTAGGTAAAATAAATGGTTTATGGTTAAAATATTATGATAACGGACAATTAGAAGAAAAGTATTATATGAAAGATGGGAAGAAGAAAGGAGAATATATAGAATATTATGAAAATGGACAAGAATGGATAATATGTAATTATACAGATGGTTGTGTTGATGGTAAACAAACAATATATCATAAAAATGGGCAATTAAAAGAATCGTGTAATTTTATAAGAGGATTTAGAAATGGTATTCGTAGACTGTTTAGTGATAAAGGAAATTTAATAAAAGAAGAGGAATATGTTAATGGAAGAGAGACAGGAACAGATGTTATATATTTTGATACCAATGAAAAACGTATTCATATAACATGTCAAAAAGTAAATGATAAATTGAATGGTAAATTTTGTGCATATTATGAAAATGGATTAATAGAATGTGAATTTTATAAGATTAATGATGTTTATAATGGAATAGTTACAAATTATTACAATGAGTATAATGAGAATAATGAACAAAAATTAAGAGTGAAAAAAATTTATGATCATGGAAAAATAATGGAAGAAATATGGTTTGATATACATGAAAATATTGAATATAAAGCAAAATATAATGAAGAAGGAAAATGTATTGAATGTATAGGTGCAAATGGAAAAATATTAATGTCTACATTAACATTAAAATATTATACATTTGCACAAGAATATTACACAATAAATGAAAATACTGAGCACATGTGTTTGATTTGCAAAAATTAATTAATAATCAATTTTATTGATATATGATATATATTAATAATAAATTAAAATTTCAATTAAAAAATTGAAATATTAATTAAATATATTTACAATAAGATTATAATGTATTTATACATGAAACAATTTGATATAGCAATAAAGGCAAATAATGATTATACACATGGAGAAATAATTGGATATACTTATAAAATTAAAAATATGGATACAGATATGTCAATATATGATATTGAATGGTTAAAAACATTAATAAAATTAATTTTTTTAAGTAAAAAATTTGATATAAATGTGATAAGAGATAATTTGTATAAAATAATTGATTTTATGATAAATATAAATATGGCAGATATATATTATGATATTTCGATACATTTACAGATTGAAATTGTAAAAATAATATTTGAGGTATTAAATGAGAGAAATATAAAAATAGATATTGGTAAAAGTAAGGAATTGATGATAGAGTTTGGTATGAATGATGGTAGAGAGACAGAAAAAAATAAAGAATACATTAAGTGTTTTTTGAATTATGATTGTTTTGAGAAAACTGATGAATTTATTGAATGTTTTTGTAATCATGTATGTTCTAAAAGTTCATTAGAAATAGCAGTTAAAATGATAAAAAATGGTTTACATACTGAAATTTTATTAGAGTATATATTGAGTATACAAAATATGACATTATTACATGAGATAAATGAAAATATTAAATTATTATATGATGTTCCAATAAATGATAAATGTTTAGAAATAGTATGTAAATATTATAATTTGAAGTTAATAAAAGTGTATATTGGAAGAAAAATTATACCAACTGATGAATATTGGAAAAAAGTAATTAATAAACTAGCTGAATACAAACGTATAGAAAGAGCTAATTATGAATTAAACAAAATTATCAAAATGTTTGTTGAAGGTGGATTTGTTTTAACGGAAGAGGATGTGTTGTATGCATTGGAATATAAGTTGATTATTGAGAATATAGAAAATTATGGAGTTAATATTACACAAAAAATGATTGATAAATGTAATGAGAAACATATTATTGGATATTTGTATAATGATAAATTAACATTAATTGAAAAAGTAACATTATTATTATTGGATAAAGACAAATTATCAGAAGTAAAAAATATTGTTAAGAAGGAAAAGGTAGAATTAGATTTGAAGTGTTTACAAAATGCATGTTTATCTGGTAACAGTAATTCTGTAAAATTTGTATTGAAGGTAAATAAAAATATTAAACCAGATGTTAAATGTTTACAAGATGTAATCAATAACAATAAAAAAAGTAGACAATTAATTATATTAAGATGTTTAATTGAACGAATGTGAATATATAATGATAAAAAAATTGAAACAGAAGAATCTGAAAATGTTAATGATGAAATTACTGGACAATTATTTATAAAAGGCAAATACATTAGAAAAAATGTTACTGTCAATGTAATGATATATGTGCTGTTTGTATGTACAATGAATCAATTAATATAATAAAAACTAGGATATAGACATATATTTTATTTTGTGTGTATTAAAGAATAGCTTGAATATGGTAATTAATGTCCATTATGTAAAAAACATATTAATATTGAGCAATGTGAAAAAGTATTTGTTGGTTGAATATTATTATATTGATTAGAAATCAATATAATAATATTTAGTGTAATAATATTTAATGTAATTGATGGAGATCATCAAGTATTTTTTTTCGCAATTCAACAAGTTTTGGTGTTTGTAAAATTTTTAATGTTTTTTTATATTCATCAGATGATGGTGTAAATTCAATAAGTTGAATTGTAATTTTTTTATTTTTTTCTAGTTTTGTCCATTCGTGTGGTAATGCTTTTATTAATTCATTTTTATTGATTGTTGGATCATATAATATTTTAATAATAGGTAATGCATTGAAATAATCAAGAGTAATATCTAGACAATCATCAAATTGTTCATCTAGTGATTTTACATATTTATCAAAGATGTCTAATATGTTTTTCATTGTTATATGAAAAATGATAATTAATGTAATGGTATATAATATATTTTTCAATTTTTAAAATTAAAAAATATATTATATTGAAATAGTTAAGAAAAACAATGAAAGAAGTATCACTATTTTTCATAAAAAAGTTGAAAAATAAACATAATATTTAATTTTCTGTTATTATTTTATTTATTATAAGATGACAACAAAAATAATATGGATAAATAAAGATAATATTAACGAAGATGATTTAATAAATTATGTTGCCACTGAAAGTAAAATAATGGAAATAACACAAAGAAGTATTATATTAAGTTTTGGTGAAAAGTATGTAATTAAAGTTCCGTTTGGTAGTAATTACAATGAAATTGATACATTAGTAAAATTTCAAGGACATGAAAACATCATTAGATTAAATTGTATTATGAGAAATGATAAATTGATTAGTGACATTCAACAAATTGTTAATAAAAGAAACGAATGTGTGGATATATGGACATATTTATTTGTTATGGAAAAGGGAATTGACATCAAAAGAGATTATTTATTTAAAAATTTTAGGATAAATATTGTGCAAATGTTATTAGCATTAGAATATATTCATACATATGGATATATTCATTGTGATGTAAAATACAATAATTTTATAACAATTGATGATAACATTAAACTAATTGATTTTGACAGTTGTGTAAAAATGAATAAAATTAGTGAAGGTAAATATATTAATTATGAATCAACATATGTTTATCCATTTGCTAAGGCAACAAGTAAAATAGATATTTGGTGTTTATTTATATCAATATTAGATATATTATTTGGTAAAGTTAACTTTAAATATGAAATTAATGATATAATGTGTGGTGGGTTTTTTTCTTCTAAATCAATAGAATGGAAAATTGATCATGCAAAAGAACCTTTTACGAAATATGTGAATTGGAAATTTAAATTATATAAACAAAAAAACAGTGATACATTTGTATTAGGTGATGATGTAATGGAATTGATATTAAAAAATGTTAAATTTGATGGTGTAATGACGGCAACAGAAATATTAAATTTAAGTTTATTTGATAATTATCGTGATTTGATTAATGTTACACGTGAAAAAAATAAATTACCAATAATTAACACATTTCAATATAAAACAACAAATTTTTATAAATTAGAAAAAAAAATTTTCAAAACAGAAGAAATAAATAATGAAATGTTTTTGAAATTGGTAGACAATATTTATCAGCGATATTTAGTGAAAAGTGACAAAATATATGAAAACAATATTGTTTATATTTCAATAATATTTTTGTGTATAAAATATTTATGTAATGTTTCAGTATATTCTATTGATGATTTTATTAATAATTTTGTTAATTGGATTGGTTTGGATGATACATCCAAACAATTTATTATTGAAAATTATGAGGAAATAGAATTTGATGTAATTAGTAAACTAGAATGTAATGTGTTTTTTGAAGATGTTATGTTTACATAACAAAATTGAAAATATAATTAAAATTTCTATATCACATTGATAATAATGTAGAAAATGTTTAGTAAGTTTGTATTATTTTATGGTTACAAAAACAAACAAATAAAAATATTAATTTGGACAACAAATGATAAAATTTATTTATCATTTGTTATTTGTTTTTTTAAATATTAAGAAAACAAATGATAAATTTTATCTATCATTTGTTTATAAAATTATTTAAAAGTATAAATAAAAATAAGTAAATTATGGAAGAATATAAAAATAGTGAGAATAACAAATTAAATGGAAAGTATATAGAATATTATGAAGATGAGTATGAAGATGATTGTAAAAGAGTAAAAATAGAAAAATTTTATATTGATGGTGATTTAATTGGATATAATGAAGATGATTATAAAAAACATTGTAATTATAGTAAAAATTATAAAGTGTGTCATACATATTATGATAATAAAAAAATAGAAACACGGTATTACACAAAAAATAATAGATGGTTTGGAGAACAAAAAGAAGGTGAAGAAATATGGTATTATAAAGATAGTGGATACATATTTTTTAAAACAAATTATTCACATGATAGAATGCATGGAAAGTGTATTGAATATCTAAATTGTGATGATGATATTCCTTTAAAAACAAAATATTTTGTTAATGATAAACTGGAACTGGAAGGAGAATATTTAGAATATTATGACAATGGACAAATACATGTAAAATATAATTATGTTAATGGTAAAATTGAAGGAGAATATTTACATTATTATGACAATGGACAATTGATGGATAAATGTAATTATGTTAATGGTAGATATAATGGAGAATATTTTACTTATTATAGTAATGGACAATTACATGTAAAATGTAATTATGTTAATGGTATTCGCGAAGGAGAATATTTAGAATATTATGATAATGGACAATTACATGTAAAATGTAATTATGTTAATGGTATTCGCGAAGGAGAATATTTAGAATATTATGATAATGGACAACTTATGATAAAATGTAATTTTGTTGATGGTGAATATAATGGAGAATATTTAGAATATTATGACAATGGACAATTGATGGAAAAATGTAATTTTGTTAATGGTAAATATAATGGAGAATATTTATATTATAGCAATGGACAATTACATGTAAAATGTAATTTTGTTAATGGTAAATATAATGGAGAATATTTATATTATGACAATGGACAATTACATGTAAAATGTAATTATGTTAATGATAAAATTGAAGGCA